ACGTTAAGTCATCTCAAGTATTGGGGCGCATTGCACTACCCCTGTCCCCAGGTGTTAATTCCTGCACAGTTCAATCCCGTACGAGGCCATGGTTGTATTTAGTTGTAAGGGTTAATTACTTGCGTAAGCCTTGAATGATGGCAATGCCCAGCGACAGTAGCAGGACATACCAAGCCACAATCAGCATGTTGCCAGCCTATGTTCAATCTCCTGCAGCTGCTCGGGTCGCCATATGTAGCACTCTGCGTGTGGGTTTAGTATCTCGAGCCAGTGTTCCTGTGCCGGTGAAGTTCTACCTTTGGCGCTTTTGAGCTCGGCAAATATCAGGCCCTTTACTTTGTGGCAAAGCACCAGGTCAGGAAATCCGACAGCGCCTGAGGTTAGCCAACGGCCTTTAGCGGTCTGTGTAGGGCTTGCGTGATGGCAATCCCAGCCGTGAATATAAGCCAGCGCTTTTACTTGCTGCAGAAAAGACGCCTCAGAGATGGGTTTCATTTCTTGTCTTTTCCAAGCATGAATCCGCACATGAAAACGGCTGAAAGCATAATTATGAGGCTTAAGAGGTCAAGCATTTAGAACGGTTCCTCTGGGGTGTCATATACCGGCGTTTCAACATCGCCATTTTTGAGCGCGTCAATCGCTTTGCTGACTTCAAATTTGGTCATTGTGCCGATGTTGTGAGGGGGCAATTTGCCCGCCTTTTTAAGTTCAGCCTTGTAAAGCCACAACTGCTTTTCGCTAGGCAAGTTAGATGGCTGGGTAATTGTGGTATCTCCGCGCACGACCTTTTGCATTTCCTCACGGCTTGGTTTCTTAGTCCAATCAGCACCAAGATATCCAGCAGCTGCTAAAGCTCGGCCTTGGCTCGACGTACAGCAGTTCTCAATCCGACTCGTGGCGTTCACTCCGCGGTCAGCAATTAGCTCTTCTGCGTAGTCCACAGTGGTTGCCTGGGCATCGTTTTTGTCTAGCCACAATGTGGTTTTAATAACGCATCTAACGCCATCGTCAAATACCAGTTCTGAATGGATAGCACCATTCGGGTGGTCAATCCAGAAGGCTTTTATGCGCTCTGAAACTGGGGTGTAATCCTCGAGATTAAATGCCACGGGCGTACTCATTTGTGATGCGGTTTAACTCTGCCTCGATGCGCTGCAAAGCCTCTTTTAGCATTCTTATTTCTTGCTCTTTGGCGTAAATCATGTCCGCCACGTCATCATTGTGGGTGTACTCACTCATCGTCAGCCAACTTAACTGTGCTCAAATAGTTAAGGCCTTTAGAAGGGCCACTGGTGTTAAGTGATGGGTGCCAAGAATCGCGGATTGTCTCAGCGATATTGGGCAATGCGTGAAGCGCGCCTACAGCTTCTAACACCAGGCTTGATTCTTTGAATCGAAGCTCAAGCGCCAGATTATGGCTGAGGTTAGTTAGTTTGGCGATTAGTTCACCTGTTGATGTTTCCATTGTTTTTCCTTTGTTATTTTCCTGATGTTGCTCGCCAGTGACCGAGGCCACCGTTGCGATATAGGTAGCCAGCGACCTTGACATTGCATTCAGCATTGAGCAGTGCCTTGACTACATCCTGTTTCTTACAGACAGCCCGTGTCACAGTAGCCCACGACCCTTGAATTTGTAGCAGGCCGACATCTGGGCGTCCCGTGGATTTACGCACTGGGGACAATGCGCGCTCGGTGCAGCGGGATTCGCGGTAAGCAATTTTGGACATGACCGGCACAACTTTGGCGGGGAAGTGCCGAGCCAATAGGCGTTCCCATTGTGGGCATGAGTTAGCAGCTGCACTTGCATGGGCTGGGACGGATAAACCTGCGATAAGGGCGATTGCCATAATTTTCTTAATCAACCTGTTCTACTTCTGTAATCGAAGCGAACGTCATCCAGGGAGCCTGCCTTGTGGCGACTGTGACTTTGACGATTTCTTCTGTTGCCGAATCCGTAAAGATTTGGACGAGGGTAAGTTTGTCTTTAGACCATAACGGCATATAGCCCCAGGTGGGGAGCATTACTTGTTCCAGTAGCGGTTGGCAAGCTTGAAATATGCCCAGGAGAGGCACCAGCCAAATAACACGGCTATGACCATTTGCTCGTGTGTGTAGGTCATTTGTCGTACCATTCGCTAGTCATCAGTTCCTGTACTTGGTTAGGCATGAGAACAAAGCCTCGAGAGGGATTATCTGAGTTTTTAGCAAAATCCCGTTTTTGTAGTAGGTCGCGGTTCATTCGTAAATACTTTTTAAGCCTGGGTACTGACACCAAAGTGAAGGCACCAGGGGCGAAACGGTAAGCCCACCATTGTGCTGTGGTCACGTTAATGCCAGAATCCTGCCAGCCACGCCCTGCGGGGTTCTGCTGGGTTTCAACGGCCATGTTACCATTGCGATACCTGTCTGATTTGACTTCAATTTGAGCGCCTTGTACAGCGTCAAAGAATTCGATTAGCTCGGCCTCGCCAGCTTTGCCGTAGGCCATGTCCACTGTGAAGTCGAAGGCGGGTTCGTATCCATTAGTAAGTTTTGTCATTGTCTAACCTGATTTCGTAGCAATTTGCGCAATAGGCAACGGGAAGATTTTGTGTGTATTTGCAGCTGCGTATTCCTGCAGGCTGTTGGCAGTCATTGCATGGTGTTGGCGTAGCAATTCCAGTGCCTTTACACTTGCCACATTTGTAGGGCTTACCGCGCCCGTGGTAGGCGTTAGTCCAACGCTCACGGCTACCAGTGCCGGCACAGTTGTCGCATCTGGTTGGGTCGTGTTCTACTGCTCTTTCGCACGTGTCGCAATAAACGCCAGCGAAGCGGTTAGTTAATACATGGCCTTTGTGGTCAATCATGTGGTTTCCTTTGTTCGAGCCATTTGAGTGGCTTGGATTTACTATACACAATTTGCGAAGTCGGTGGGGGATTTCGTCCAATGGAAACAAAACTACCGCCCCCCACCTAGCCCCAGCACCGCTCAAACAGTGTCTGGGAATCCTTTATGGCTTAGGAAGTGCGCGCCATGCTTTTTCAAATTCTTCCGCACTGTCCCATTCGTTAGAGATTTCAGCGTGTAGCCAAGCCCCACCAGGTGTACCGGCATTGTCCGAAGCGGTAAACAGCTTGACACCTTTTTGCCCTGGGCCACGACTGCAGCGATATCCACGACCCCAGGCGGTTTTGTCTGTTTCGGGCTGTGCAGGATTGCGATACGAATAGTCATGCAGCTCACAAAGTAAAAGCGCCTCTGAGTTTTCTACTAGCCATGTCCATGCCTCTTTAGCTTTGGCTCTGCCCTCTCGAGTAGGTGAAAAGCCCATATCGACGGCATAGCCACTGGCATGAACACTCAGGTTTTTAGACCCGCGCATTGGGCGATTGACGTACATACCAAGGTTAGTAAAGCCCCAGCGTTTATTGCACAGCTCGTAGAGTTTCTTAGTGATGGGTGACGTGGCTTTACCGTCCCACGAAGGGTAGAAAGGATATTTGCGAGCGGTCATGGTGCAGGCGGTTCCTTCGGGCCATTCTTTAAACCATTACCAGCGAGCACCCCGAGAAGCCCGCCAGTTAACGTCGCAAGCATTGGCGACAAGACTGACCAGGCTGCATCGTCGTTAGGCGAAACTTCGAGCGGTTGAGTCACAAACAGTAAGCCGTAGAGAAGTGAGATGATTGACAGAACGAAGGCAAGCGTTAAGCCGATGGCTACGACAAAGATAAGTCGTGCTTTGATTTCTTCGTTTGTATGTCTGTTGTCTGGTTTCATGTGCATTTCCCTCCAGTGCCATAGGCAGGTGCAATTGTTGTTGAGATTGTTTCGGTTACGCCACGTAGGGCTTTGTTTTTTGTTGGTGGGCAGTTGAGGCGTTCACGGTCTGCGCAAGCAGTTAGCGATGCACAAATAACCAATAGAATTAGGCTATTTCGCATTACGCGCTGATTTCTACAAGAATAAGCGAAGAAACAGAAGCGTTGAAGTTTGTTTGGCAAGTGCCAGTGGTGCGGTTCGCTGCGTAAACTGTGTAGGTGGTTGCTGATGTGGTTGCCGGGCTATCTAAATAAAACGCGTCAAATTGTCCGTGTTGGCGTTGGGTGTCATCTGTGCGTAAAAAGTCCTGGCCAAGTTGCGCAATGCTTGAAGCGCCTTTCCACAGTTGAAAGTTAAGACCGTTACCAGCCGCGTCTGTTGCTTTGTAACAATCAGCAACGTTAACAAATACAAGAATTTTGTTTGTTGTTGCTTGTGGCGTAATAGAAGCACTTAACCCCGTGCTGACATAAGCAGTAGTTGGCACCGAAACAGTTGCAGTGTTTGTGTCTGATACGACCTGCAAAACACGGAACGCGCCCCTAAGGTCATTTTGCTGGGCCGCAGTGAGAATAGCCCCACTGACAAAGGATGCTGGAAGGTTGGTTGGTGTTGCCATGTTGTGTCTCCTTTAGAAACTTAAAAGATTGTTGTCGAGCGTTCCGAAGATTGCATCGTCAAAGGTTAGGTATTGGTTGCCGTCGGTACTTTCAAAAGTGTACGAAACAATATGGCTGCCAGGTGTGATGTTGTGGCTAATGCCAGAAACAATCAGGGTCTGGGTTTCAGTGGCTGGCGTGCCAACCACAAAGTTCTTGACGACACTGCAAATACTGGTCATGTCAAGGTTGAGCACAATGTTTTGGTCAGTGGCCGACAGCGCTGACATTTCGGTAGATAGCCCTGTAAACCTCAACACTGGGTTTTTGTACTTACCCAACAGATAGTTACCAAGGCCAGCGACTTCTGTGGTGGTGCTATTGAGCAAGTCCGTGAGTGAATACTGCTGAGCTTGATACAGAGCAATGCTGGTCGAGTCGCTGGTTTCTTGTTTTGCCCCTGCTGGCGATTGGGTCACTATGTAGTTGTAAAGCAGCTCATCGCCAAATTGGTTAATGAGACTCTGGTACCTGATACCTGTGCCGTTGGTGTTAAAAGTTGCGCCAGCCACCGGGTTAAGAACACTAGACCTACCCTTGAAAGTTAAAGTGCCGTTAGCAGACATAAACAGATAGCCCTGCTCGCTCGTGTTAATCAGTTGCAAATAGTTGAGGCAGTTTTCGTCTTGGCTGATACTGAACGCGCCAAGGGTAGAACTGCCTGTGTCAATGGCTCGAGCGCCTTGGTAGTTAATCTCTGGCAAGTCAAGCACAGTGTTGATGCGCGCACCTGTGGCCTGCACTGTTGTCGCTACGGCGTTGAGTTGCTGGTTAGCGAGCACTGTGAACTGGTCAGAGCATGACGCGTACATCATGTCTTGGTTAGCAATGTCGTAGTCAAGATTCCAGTCAGTAATTAAACCCGTGTAGATGGGTACGCCATTAGCGAGGATTTGCACTGGGCATCGAGGCAACACAAACGGATAGTAAGGGCTTGACGTATTGCTCGGGTTTAGTATTTGGCTTTCGTTGTAAAAAGCAATACTGGCTGTGCCGGCATTGAACTGGTCTAACTGCCGTGAGCGCCCACGATTAATGTTCACGGATTGAACAAGGCTGGTCAAATCTACAAAGGTGAGACCGCCTAAAGTGCCGCGCCCTGCAGTATCTAAAACACCATAAAAAGCATCGTCTAATTGAAAGGGTGTACCAAAGCCAGTGGTGCTTTGAAAGCCCACCAGCACCTGCATTACTGGGACGCTCATGCTGGTGCAAATACCGTTCCGCTACGGCGCTGGGCCTTCTGTATCGCGGCAATTATTTCCATTCCGATTTGGTCGGGCGTACTTATGAGGCCAGCCTGAACTGTGATGTTCATCCCACCACCCATGCCAAATTCGCCCATGCGGCTTAAAGGTATGACTGCTTCTGGGCCGTTGCCTTCACCAATCATTGCCAGCGTAGGGCCAGTGACAATGCCACCCTCTGCCAGCATAGGGATGTTAGGTACGTCAAATCCTTTGCCACCGATACCAGGCACCCAGTCGGGAACACTAAAAGATAATTTGCCGAATGTGTTATTCCAGATGCGCGCTATGCCGTTAAAGATTGTTTTGGCAATTGTGTACATGGTTCTAAATGCAGGGATAGTTACTTCGGTAATCCAAAACTCGATGCCACCAAAGACAGCATCGACAACAGTTTTGAACGGCTCAAATTTTTTGTAGGCCGTAACCAGTAGCGCGCCTAAACCAACTACAGCAATAGCAATAAGGCTGAACGGGTTTAAGGCCATAGCAACGTTTACAGCAACAATGGCTGCAGCAATAGTGGCAATGGCAATGCCGATGCCTAAAAGAATCTCTGGGTGTTCCGCTGCCCAGTCACCCATTTTAGTTAGGTACGGCAGTACAGCTTCAATAGCAGGAAGTAATGCAGCGCCGATACTTTCCTTGGTTTCAGCTAAGGCAACACCTAAACGCTGGAACTGTCCTTGTGCAGTACCGGCAGCAATGCTTGCCTGGTCTTGGAATGTGCCAGCTAGTGCGGCCATCATTTCATCGGCTGATGCACCGTCTTTTTCCATCTGCTTTAACTCAGGAGACAATTTGCCCAGGGCAATTGTTGAGCCCGCCGCGGCCTTGGCCATGGCTTCAGTGACTGTACTTAAACTTTTCCCAGTGCCTTGAGCCACATCCATAGCAATAGACATGAGTTCTTGCGCTTTAGTGACGTCATGAGTCTGGGACATTAAACGACCAAGTGCAGGCCGTAGCTCATCGTCAGTTATGCCTAGCGCTTTACCTTGCTGGCTAATCCAATCCTCAGTGGCCTTGATTTGCTCATCAGTAGCGCCAGTTGTGTTACGCATTGTCAGGGCAAGTTTTGCCTGTGCAGCATCATCAGCAATGGCATCCTTAGTAGCGCTAAACAGTGCAGCACCTAAACCAGCAATAGCAGCAGCTGCAGGTACGGCTGCTTTCTTAATAGCAAACTGGGCTTTAGCGCCAGCACCCTCGAGACTGGCGAATTCCTTTTTGGCCTTGTCAATTCCTTTGGAATCAAACTCCGAGATGATGGGGATAAATACAGCCATTACTTAACCAAGTTTCTGTTTACAGACTTCATGACTTCTTCAATAGCGGCAAGAATGTCCTGTGTTGCTTGGCCGTAAATGTAGGAACGTGCCCGCCACATACCGCGCTGAGCTTTGCCGAATCGGCTGTCTAAGTCCTGCACAAATTGTGATTCGCTGTTACGCAAGCCAGCCAAATCAAAGAAAGCACCGCCGGCGTTTTTCTGTATCAAAGTCACCAAGGGAATATTGCCATTCTTGGCGCGTCCACCAATTTGGATAGTGACGCCTTTGCGCACTTTCTTGGCGTCATAACCTAAACGGGTGCCACCCTTTTTAGATGAAGCCATGCCAGACAATGGCGGCTTGTCGTCTGGGTATTTAGAGGCAACCTCTGTAACCATCTGGCCACCTGCAGCTTTAATCTTGTTAGTGGCTTTGAATTTGGTTTTGCTGTCAAGCTTGCCTAGTTCGGCGAGGGCTGCCTTGAGTCCGTAAATCTCTGTGCTAACTGTGGCGCTCATTTTTGTTTTTTCCTCGACTCGTTGATGATACTAATGCAAGTAGCCAAGTCGGGAAT